AGAATCCATTGTTCTTTTCATCGTTCCTCAACAGGAATAAAAATCTATCCGTGCTATCACAGTAAAAGAATATTCCTGCTGATGTGTTTTCAACTTTGCTCATATATTGATTTATCATCAAAACGAGCACTGCTTAAATTACTACAGAGAAATCTCCAGGAGCGTAGTACCCCTCATAGCTTTTCACCCATGCACTATCTTGATATCTGTATTGTACCATGGTGGTTAAATTCTTGACAAATTCTACTCGTGTGGAAGATGCACTGTCAAACACCACTGTCCAATTGGCGCCATCGTATTCAATTATGTCGTTGGGATTGGCTATCAGTGAACCCCACGGACTATCTGCAGGATTGACATCAGCGCTGCCAATCTGATCAATTACCAGATAGCGTTGTCCCATTGCCACAGTGGGCAATCCATTGTCTGGATATTTATTGCGAGGATTAATAACGCTGTCTACTGGATCCAGTGTATCCTGTGGTAAAGTCGCAGTGTCAATATCAAATATCAACAGTCGGTCATCCGATGGATTAAATGCAACAGTGCCAACTATGTCAGTGGTCATGTTTGGATTCTGTAACCATATCTGACTTATGCCTGGCTTTACTTTACCATACAGGTTCAAAAAGGCTGTCCAGCCCAGATCAGTATCAGGACTAACAGGCGTATCCAACGTGGAATTGCTGGGCGAGGCTGTGGCATAATTGGGCAACAACTGCAATGAGTTGCCCAACAGCAATACCTTATAGCCATATGGTGTAATTTTCTGTCTGGTACCCAACAACAGGTCATCGTCCTGCATGTCAGTCAGTGCGTTGCCCTTGAATATACTGGCAATAATTTTGTAGATAACGCCCAGCTTCTTGACCTTGGCGCTGCTGCTTATCCAAATTGGCATGTAGAATTTCCAAGTTAATACGTCAATTGGATTGCCAGTGCCCTGTGGTATTGAGCGTGAACTGAATGTTAATCCTTCTTGGTAAACTACACTCAAGCTGGTCCAGTCAATAAAGTTGTCTGTGCTTTGTAACTCCATGCTGGGGTTGAACAACACGCCCAACTGCTCAATGAGTTCAAGTTTCTGATTGTAGTTAGTGGTCCAAAAATCAACTGAAATTCTCAGAGTGTAGGGAACTGGCATCACACGCTCTACAGTGAACGCATCGCCCTGTACATTCTCGTAGCTTTGTGTTTCAGTATTCCAGTTTCTTCTTCTTATACTCATCTTGTCAATGAAATAGGGATCTTGAGTTCTGGTTTGATCGTACTCTACTGCTGTTATATAATAGGTAATCAGGGGCGCACTGGGCATGCTGCTGGCACTGTTGTTGGCTATAATAGCTGCAGCTTGACGACTACTGTCGCCGTACATAATGGGCACACGAACTAATATATCGTTGCCTGCTGGATCTTTGCCTTTAGTAACTTGCCAGTCAGAAAAGATACGCGCAAATTGAATTAGAAATCTGCGTATCTGATTGTCATTGAAGTAAGCTGCCATGTGTATTCCTTAGTCTGGTGTAATATTTAAAATTGTTGATAGTGCCTGTTTCTCTGGGATAGGCCCGTTCAATGTAGCAGTCACATTGCTGTTATTAACAAAGCTGCCCATTTGCGTTTGGTTGGAGTTGGATCCAGATTCCACCCTGGTGACTTCAGAAATCTTAACCCATAAATTGCCGTCCCAACGAAACATCTGCTGAGGCAAGTAATCCATTCTCAAGAAATAGTCACCAACTTTGGCACTGGTGGGGAAGGTGATGCCTGATCCAAATGGTTCTCCGTTTGGTGCTGCAGCCTCGCCTGCCATATAGCCATCAGTGTATCCAAAGCCTCTGGCAGTTTCTTTCTTTACAAACTTAAACCTGGGGTCGGCGTCAGCGCGGAAGTCTTGTACTTCAGTTATTTGAAACACATCTGAATTAAACGAGGCTGAATCAACACTGGCATCACTGCCGGAATTTATGTTGTCTACTGTGCCATATGGTATGTCAATTGGTCCCAGTGCTTTCACTGACAGCACGATGTCTGGCTCCACACTACCTGAACCATTTTCAGTTCTTTCAGGCATTACAGTGGTTATAGTCAAGCTGAGTTTGACGAATGATGCCAACAAGTCAGTGGAGTCCATTAATGCATTGATATTATTCAATGACGCGGCGGCTATTCTAACGATGGGTATGTTGCCGTTTACATACTCAATAGAGTTAACAGTTGTTTCAGGAGTGCCTCTGCGTATGATAACATTTTTGGCGGCGCCAGGTTCATTGTACTCATTGAGTGGAGCCAAGTACAGTTGCTTTCTGTCGTATCCATTTGCTGGTACGATTCTGGTGGCCTCACTGATCATGGCTTCATTGATTTGTAAATTCTTGTTATAGCGTCCCAAGATATCTTTCAAGCTGTCAGCGATATCCAGTTGCCAATAGGTTGTATCAGTGCAGGGGATGCCCGCTGGTACATTTTGCTTGGGCATGTAATTTTTGTCACCATAGCTGACCACATAGCCTGGAACATAAGTTGTAGTCTTGTCCCAGTCACCCAAAAAGTTATCTTGTGCCACAGGCTTATCCAATATGTTAGCGAATTCTTGACTGTCAACCAGTGGCTCACACTTGATTCGCCACAAGTGAGGATACCAGCTGCTGCTGAAGCCTTCACTGGCGAAATTGGCATCAGTGATCTGATAGTATCGGCGCAGTGCAGTGGGTATCTTTTCGTTCAGTGGGTGATAGTCAGTCAAGTGAGGTAGTTCAAATACATCACCCACTATTAGCTTACGACCAATCAGTTCTATCATGGTGTTATAGTGAACTGTTATGAATATGACATCACTGTTCAAAAACAATCCAAATTGACTCAAATCAAAGTCCAAATTTTGGGTATTGTAGTGCCCACGTAATCTGTAAATATTGCTATCATATTTGCGGTCACGATTCTCTAAAAACAATAAATCTTGTATATTGGTGGGATCAAGTTTGTCATATCTGGGCTGGCTCAATGAAGTGGTTGGACCCTGGTCACTTGGACCCAAATACTTATGTATAAACAGGTCAGTACCGCCAACGGTGAATAGCTCAGCGATATTCCTGTCAAAAAACTTGTAATCGTTGGATTTTTGGGAGCGGTATAGCGATAATTTAGGCATTTATGGGTTCCAATAGTCTAGTATTTATGCCCAACGGGTGTTGTGTTTATACAACATTAGGTTGCAATTTAATAAGTACTATGCTATAATGTAACACAAACAATGACAGGAGTAGACATGACACGCAAATCGTCCATCAACACAATGGTAAAAGCACTGAACCCCAAAGACGTAGATACCAAATACATGGGTGAAGAACCCAGCTTTGAAACTCAGCCCGAAACAGTGGTTAGGAGTTCTACTCTGTCACGTGCATTCAATTGGTACAACCGATTCTATGGCCGCAAAGAGGGCAAGGACTTGCTGATTCAGTATCTGGAAAACAATGACAGAAAAGCTGATGCCAAGCAAATGCACAAAGTGCCTGAAAGCGAAGTACTAACTACACTGTGCTGGCTGTCGCGTATGACACTCAGAGGACTTGAGTTAACAGAATACGAACAGGCAACACTGCAAAATGAAATCACCAGACTGTTGCTCACTGTTTCTAAACCCGAGACCATCTTTAAGTCTGGCTTTAAGTCTGCAGAAGAGGCACCGGCAGACAAAGTTGAAACGGCTAATCGTCCCAACATTCAGGAAATCTTGCGCGAAAAAGCCAGTGAAGCCTGCGGTGAGATTGAGGGACTGTTTGATGAATACATTGCAGCTGGTGCCAAGTCAACACACTCACTGCGCCCAATGGACGAGTTGGCCAAACGAAATGTGATGCCACAGCATATCCCACTGGTTGCCAGTGTTTGGAAGAAAAAGCTGGCTGAGTTTGAAGAAGTACTGGAGAGCAAAGACAGTCTGCTAACTGAGGGCTACAATCAGTTTACAAAAACTCAACTTAAAAATATCATCAAGTTTATTGATGGTGTATTAAGTG